TTATTTTTGACCCAACTTTCGTTCAGGTTCAGTAAAAGGTTGTCGTAGTGCTTGACGCATTTGTTCTGCGTGTTCTTTACAAATGGATTGTCTTACCCCAATCTGTCCTACATTTCTAACCATATCGGCAGTTGAAGAACAACGGGCTACATAACCCGATATACTTTCACCCCTATTATACTTCGGTAGATACACTTTATTTGGTGTTTAAGACACTTTATTAGTAGCAGCACATATTGTTATAGCTGAACCTTCTACGAGCTCCTAAAACAAGACCACCATTTCTAAACTTATCACGGGGATTTGCTGGTTGTAATCCGTTGGAAAGCATATAAGTATAGTATGGGACATAATCGTTTTGGTTCCAGTATAACCAATCATTACATCTTTGACTATAATAAGTTGCTAAATCTTGAAACTCATTTTTCAAGGTTCGCCAAACAGATAAATCAACATTATTACTGAACTCCCCTTGTTGTGATTGAACGCCCCTGTTTGCGTATTTTGCTAATAGGTTGATTGTTAGATAATTCATCGTCCAATACAACACTACATTCTGTAGGTAATTATCCAATAAGAACTTGAACCTTTCATTAGCAGGGTCATCAATCGTGTTGGTGATAATCAATTCATTTATCTTATCAAACAATCTATCACCCAATATATCACGAGCGTTGATGAAGTGAGCCTGTTGTAAGGCAGGTAAGATGTTTCCACTTAAAAGGGAATATTCTACAGGTAAATTATCACGAACATAACTTTCGTCTATCCAATATATCATAATTCAGGTGTTCTAAACTTGTTTATCAATTTGATTGGTCTATCGTATTTTAACGCTAATATGTTTTCAATAGATGCGTTTGCTTTTCTAACCATAGGCTTAATTGTGGTTTCCATCATCAAGTTCCAAGCCACATTTATTTCTTCTGCGTTTTGACTGAATGCTGAATTATTCAAGGTTGAAATACCAAGAAGTAATGGTGATGCGACTTGTTGTCCTGTAAGGATTGCCTGAACGCACATTTGTAATATTTCGGTATAGAAACTATCATTACCCGTATTACTGATTGGTTCAATAACAGGTCTTTCATCAGCAGAATTACTGAACGCCAACATAAGTTTTTGTCCGTTCTTTCCTTGATAAGACCTAACCAATTCTTCGTATGTAGAAAGTCGTTCTTCAGGGGTAGGGTCTCCTATCAAACTTACAAATAAGTTCGGCATAAGTGATGCTGCCAAGTTTGTCTTGTGGAATTGGTAGATTTCTGCTTCCAATACACAACTATCAATAGACGATTGATATGGTGTTAAAGGGTAGTGTCTATTCATCGTTGGGGTATAATCTTTCCAATATACCATTTCACGACCTTCACGGGTTTCCATATTTAATGATTGGAACTTTACAACTAATCTTTTTTGTTGTGTGTTCTGCCAATCTTCACATACATAAAAAACACCATTTTCCCTGTTGTGTATTTCTACATCTTGTTTTCCAACACGAACATCTTGGAATGGAATATGGTAAATACTTTCAATTCTACTTCCATCACGGCTTTTAATTACTTCCAAACTATAACCACCGAATAACCAAATATCATAAAATACTTTGTAATATAATTCACTAATCGTTTCGTATTTATTCACCAACACATTTCCTAAATCTTCAATTTCAACACCATCGCCATAGGTCATATTTACTTTAGCATCAATAGCCACCGACATCGTAGGTGAATGTTCTTTTACTTGAAGGATAAATTGTGGGTAATCATTTCGTAATCCCCACATAACCCAAGGCTTGCTTCTTTCGGTTGCTTCCCTATTTTCACGGGTGTCTAATCTGTTGATTTGATAATCAACATTAAACGAATGGATTTTAGGTTCTATTGGTTTCTGTATGTTTTCCATATTTCTATAAATATAAGTTATACCTTTATTGTTTGTAGTTTAATTATCTAGGTGGGTAAAGATTAGGGCCTGGTTTAGATGTTGAAGCATATAAATCACTTACACCAAATGCTACACTTGTATTTGTTGAAGCGCTCCAAGTAATACCATCAGTAGAATATGCTATTACTGGACGGGGATTTGATACTCCAGGACCAGCATAAGTATTACCCACTACTATAAACTTACTACCATTCCAAGAAACCGAATGTGATGTTGGTGATGCTCCACTTGTTGCGAATATTGTATTACCATTTGACGAACCAGTCCAAGTTAAACCATCGTTGGAATAACCTAAAACATTTGTTCCACTTCCACCAGCGACAAATCTACTACCATTCCAAGCAACACAATCAACACTACTACTGAATATACTACTACCATTTGTAGATGCCGACCAAGTTATACCATCGTTGGAAACTGCTATTCTATCCCCGCCTAGACCGACAGCAACCCATAATGAACCATTCCAAGCAACATCTCTACCTTGTGATGTGATAAATGAATTACCATTTGTAGATGCCGACCAAGTTATACCATCGTTGGAATAACCTAATCTATTTGTTCCATAACCGCCAGCAACAAATCTACTACCATTCCAAGCAATACCATAAACACCAGAAGTGAATATTGTATTACCATTTGACGAATTAGTCCAAGTTAAACCATCGGTAGAATATGCTAATTTATTTGTTCCCTGACTTGAACCAGCGACCCATAATGAACCATTCCAAGCAATAGCATTTACAAAATTATTAAATATTGAATTACCATTTGTAGATGCCGACCAAGTTAAACCATCGTTGGAATAACCTAAAACATTTGTTCCAACACCGCCAGCAACAAATCTACTACCATTCCAACCAAGACCAAAAACTCCAGTCCCGAATATTGAATTACCATTTGTAGATGCCGACCAAGTTATACCATCGTTGGAATAACCTAATTTATTTGTCGTTTCACCGCCAGCAACAAATATAGGTATTTGTGTTGAACTTGGCGTAATTGTCGGGGTCGGCGTAGTCGTTTGTGTGTTCGTTGGTGTGATTGAAGGGGTAATGGAAGGCGTTGGCGTTGGTGTCCCTGTATTCGTTGGGGTAATGGAAGGCGTTGGCGTTAAAGTGGAAGTCGGTGTCTGCGTAGGTGTCCCTGTGTTCGTTGGGGTAATGGAAGGCGTTGGCGTTAAAGTGGAAGTCGGTGTCTGCGTAGGTGTCCCCGTATTTGTTGGGGTAATTGAAGGTGTAGGTGTTAAAGTGGAAGTAGCCGTAATTGAAGGCGTAGGTGTTAAAGTGGAAGTCGGCGTCTGCGTAGGTGTTCCCGTATTTGTAGGTGTGATTGAAGGGGTAATGGAAGGGGTGATAGAAGGCGTCGGCGTTGGTGATGCCGTGTTTGATGGCGTCGGTGTTATACCATCACCATTCTTATAGTAGATTTTATTAGGCTCAAAGTTCGCAGTATTACCTGTATAAAACTCGTTTTCAACAGGAACGAATATAAACGCCAAACTATTTAACAACTTTTCACCTGAAGGATTTAATGATGTTGAATTAGGTGGCATTTCATAAATCCCTAACCAGTATTGGTTTTCATTTACAAGGTGTAAATTACAATCAGTTCCCGCACTATAAATATAGTTTTCAGGTTGGTTCTTAAATGTGTTAAATGTGAATACATCATAACGACCAGTATAAGCACTTGGGTAAGTAGATGTGCTGTTTTCAGGGTAGAAACTTACGATGTTTCTACCTTGAGCGTTCTGTAATCTCCACAGGTATTTTGGATTGGCACCAAAGTTCCCCGTCTTGTATTGGGATACATTTACGAAGATGTTATTGACTGCGTTTTGTTCTATGTATATCATATTTTAATATGTGTTTCTTCCTAATGCGGTTTGGAATGCGTTGATTATACTTGATAATGTAGTCATTTCACCTGAACTAAATTGTCTTCCAAAATGAGCGAATATTATATTTGATGGATTACCAATACCAAGATTTCCATTACTATTACCTATGTAATGTGTTTTGTTTGTGAAATCTGGTATTTGTGTATTATTAACAACTAACACACCATCTTTAGTTCCCAAAACATCTGTTCCTGTTGATGTTGCGATAAAGTATCCAATACCTGCTGCTGAAGGTTGATTATATGAACGATACGATGATGCAGCCGATTTAACATTTGATATAAATTGAACGCTACTAAATGATGTATAAATACCAACCTCAATAGTTCCTGCTGTTGTATTTGTTGAACCTATATCTTGAACTCCTTTATTGCTTAATGTTGTTGTATAAATTGATACAGATTGGTCTGCAGCTGTTGGAACAACTAAAGATGCGTCATAATAAGTTTCTGCGTATGTTCCTGGACCACCATTATTTATCATACCAGATGCGTTATGCGTCCAAACACCATTAAAAGTCAATCTAAATGCGGCATCAGTATCTAATGGATTTATAGCATTAAACTTGTGTGATGCTGCCGTGCCACCTAGAACTGGATACATAGCGTCTATTCTTGTATAAAGTCCATTTGACTTTAACGCCAAGAACATATTATTTGTTGCCGCAGACATCGGTGATGAAACAGCACCACCCGCAGCAACAACGGCAGATAAGTAAGCAGCGGCATCAGGGTCAAATCCCGCTGGCGTTTGACTTGGGGTATTCGTTGGTGTTGGTGTCGCAGTTGAAGTTCTTGTCGGTGTAGGCGTTTTTGTATTAGTAGGTGTGTTGGTAATCGTTGGTGTGATTGAAGGGGTAATAGAAGGCGTCGGCGTTGGTGTAGTAGTGTTGGTAGGCGTAGGCGTTGGCGTAGGTGGAATTGGACTTGGTGATGGGTCAGGAAATAAAATTGGTGGGATTTGTCCCCCGTAATTATACACTTGTTCGCCTTGGAAGTATTGGGTAAGTAATGATTTAACCTTCATTTTGTATTTGTTGATGAACCTGTTTGATTAGGTCATTCACATTCGTATCACCACATTTACCCATATTAAATAACTTGGTAAATATTAGGTCATCATTCCTGTAGAATAGAACCTTTATTGTAATTATTTCACTATGTAAATCAAGTCGCAAGTTTGTTAAAATATATCGTGTTATTGGGACATAAGTGTTGTCCTTTCTAACCCTAATATCTTTGATTACTTCCAACATAATTGGCTTAAAAAAATGGGGGTTTTTACCCCCCATTAAAAAGTATTTTTTTAATTAGTTGTTGTAGTATAAACCGAAACCTGAACCTGCTACGAAAGCAGACAAGGTAGTAGATACTAACATTTCAGGAACGCTGATTGAACTTTGTGAAGTTAAACCGATTGAATACAACTGGTCGTCCCCTGGTAATGAACCAGAAACAATACCTGCTGTTTCAACATACATTCCACCACCACCATTTACATCAGCACCCGCCAAGAAAAACTTACCTGTCTTCAACTTTACGATGAAGTAAGATTGTGTGTTCTTTACGATTTGTTGGTAAAGGTTTGTGTTTTCCTGTGAATAACCAGGAATTGTGAATAAAAGTTTAGTAAGGAATGTGAAACCTAGTGATGGTAAGTTGATTGATGTTTCTTCATTCAACGCAGCACTACTATTTCTAACTAAATCTATTTGTTGAAAAGTTAAACCTGTAGTAGCAGCTGAAAATGAAGTGATATACCCATCAGGGTCGTAAGTGATTGAAGCGAATTGTGCGTCTGTA